GGTCATCCGAAGGCTCGTTTTTCATTTAGCGCCAGAAGTTAACCGCTGTTAACGTGGATCCCGATAGAGTTAACAAGCGAGTTAACAAGAGAGGAACGCTGATGTTTGTGACGTTTGCAAAGTTTGCCGAGATCAAAGGTGTATCAAGGCCAGCGGTCACAAACGCTGTGAAATCTGGAAGGCTTGAAGGAGCTGTTAAGGAGGTTAACGGGCGTCGGATGATTGACGATAAAATGGCTTTGGAGCTGTGGCAGCTCAACTCACAAGACACGAAAGGGATTCAAAAACCTGCGGTGATTCCACAGGTTGAAAAGATGGCAGAGGATGAGATTCCGCTGCTGAATGTGAGTCGAGCGAGGAAAGAGTTTTACGACGCAGAGCTGGCGAAGATCAAGATGGATCAGCAGTTGAAGGATTTGGTGCCTGCTGATCTTGTGCAGAAGGAAAGCTTTGCGATGGCGCGAGCGGTGCGCGAATCGTTGGCGAACCTTGCTGATCGTTTGAGCAATGAGTTGGCTGGGGAGAGTGATCCGTCACGCATCCATCAGATGTTGGTGCAGGAGCACAGGCAATGTTTGATTGAGCTGTGTGATGCTTAATCCGTACCGCGAAGGTTTTTTAGAAGGGCTGCGACCTGAGCAACCACTGACTGTTTCTGAATGGTCTGATAAGTATCGAAGGCTGAGCAGTAAGGCGAGTGCAGAGCCTGGGTTGTGGCGTACGGATCGAACGCCGTACTTACGCGAGCCGATGGATTGTCTGTCTAGTGATCACCCTGTGCAACGCGTGGTGATGATGTTCAGCGCACAGTCTGGGAAGACTGAAGCGGGCAGCAACTTTTTGGGCTATGTGATCGACCATGCACCGGGGCCGATGTTGTGCGTACAGCCAACGATTGAGATGGCTAAGCGTCTGTCAAAGCAGAGGCTTGAAAGCATGATCCAAGACACGCCAAGGTTGGCCAGAAAGATTGCACCGGCCAGGTCAAGGGATAGCGGCAACACGATGTTTGCCAAAGAGTTTCCTGGCGGGATCATGCTGCTGACGGGTGCCAATTCTGCGACTGGTCTTAGGTCTGCGCCTTGTCGATTCTTGTTTATGGATGAGATTGACGCGATGCAGGAGATCCAGGGGGAGGGTGATCCTGTGAGCCTTGCGGAGAGGAGAACGACGACATTTGCGCGGCGGAAGATCTTGTTGACATCAACGCCGACGGTCAAAGATTTCAGCCGTATTGAGACTGAGTTTCTTAATTCTGATCGGCGTTACTACTACGTGCCTTGTCCAGCCTGTGGAGAATTTCAACATCTGCAGTGGCCGCGGCTGAAGTGGGACAAGGGCAAACCTGAAACGGCGAAATATGAGTGCGAGCATTGCAAGGAGCGTTTTGAAGAGCACCACAAAACTCGATTCTTGCCACAGGGCGAGTGGCGGAACCATGCACCGTTTGACGGGAAGACTGCAGGCTTTCAGCTAAATGGCTTGTATAGCCCGCTTGGCTGGGCTAGCTGGAGCCAGCTTGCTGAGGATTTCTTGCGGGCTAAGACTGACCCGGCAGCCTTGCGAACCTTTGTCAATACGAGGCTGGCGGAAACGTTTTCTGAAGACTTTGCGGCACAGGTTAACGCTGATGGCCTGATGGCTAAGCGTCTGCAGTACAAGCCGGGCATTTGCCCTGAAGGGGTTGTGCTGTTGACGGCTGGTGTTGACGTACAGGACGATCGTCTTGAAATATCTGTGTGGGGATGGGGTGCAGGTGAAACAGGTTGGTTGATCTGGCATCAAAAATTGATGGGTGATCCAACTGCTGTTGAGGTTTGGGGCCAGCTAGATCAAGTTCTTAAAACTGAATGGGACACAGAAGGCGGTAAGCATTTGACGATTGCTCAGATGGCAATTGACTCAGGAGGCCACTGCACGCATGAGACATATAACTATGTGCGCGACAGATTGCGCCAAGGTGCTGTGCCGATTAAAGGCAGCAGCAAACGCAACAGCGCGGCGTTAGGTAAGGGCAGCAAAGTCGACGTGAGCTGGCGCGGGAAAACGATTAGGAAGGGCGTGACCTTATACATGCTTGGCACTGACACGATTAAGACCACGTTGTTTGGCCGTATGCGTCACAAGGAAGGCTTAGGCAGCATTAACTTTGGCTTAGCTGCTGATCATGAATACTTCGAGCAACTAACTAGCGAAAAAATGCGGTTGCGTTTTCACAGAGGCTTTCCGATCAGGGAATACGTCAAGAAAGCATCAGCAAGGAACGAAGCTCTTGACTGTTTTGTTTATGCCTATGCCGCCATGCTGTTGTATTCCAGGCGCTTGCCTAAGTTGACGATGTGGGAAAACTTACGCGAGAAACTGGAATCAGGGGGCAAGAGGCCGCTAAAATCAAGCAATAAGCCGGCGAAGCCGGTGAAGTCGTTCGTGAACACTTGGTGACGTGAACATCCCAAAACAAATTTATGCAGGGACTACGGTCAAGTGGCGGGACGATGCAGCTGTCGGCCCGTTAAACGAAAGCATTACAAGTGGCACCGGAAATTATTCGCTTGTTTACTACCTAAGAACAAACACTAATCATGAGGGCCATACAGTTACCGGCACGTCTTATGGGACAGGATGGGAGTTCAGTATTAGCGCGACTGATAGTTCTGGTTTTGATGCCGGGAATTGGTTCTTTTACGCTGAAGCATCTAAAGGCTCGGAAAAGTTTACGCTTGGCAGCGGACGACTAGAAGTCTTTGCAAGCCTGGCTTATACCGGGCAGCCTGGGGCGTTTGATGGGCGCACTCAGGCCGAACAAGATTTGGATGCAGTTACAACAGCGATCCGCGCAATCATTAGTGACAAGGCTGCTGAATACTCAATCGGCAACCGCACGTTTAAACGGATTGATCTTGCTGAATTAAGAGTTCGCGAAAGTCAACTTAAAGCTATTGTTGTTCGAGAGCGCAAGGCCGCAATGATTGCAAACGGTTTGGGCGATCCACATTCTCTCTACGTGAGGTTCTGACATGGGCGTTCGATCTGCATGGCGTGAATTGTGGCGCTCAAATCCTGAGCCAATGCCGCGGCCTAAGTCCCGCATGTTTGGCGCTGCGCAAGCAAGTCGTCTTACGAGTGATTGGGTCACTTCTGTAACTTCTGCCGACCAAGAGATAAAAGGCAGCCTTAAGCGTCTGCGGTCTCGCTCGCGTCAGCTTGTTCGAGATAACGATTACGCCAAGTCAACTGTTCGCGTTGTTCGCAATTCTGTTGTTGGCACTGGCGTCAGATTGCAGGCGCAGATTAAAAGACAACGTGGCGGAAAGCTAGATACAAGGATTAACGAACAAATTGAAAAGGCTTGGTCTGATTGGGGCCGTAAGGACAGTTGCAATACGGCAGGTCAATTGTGCTTTGCCGATGTTGAAAAGCTTGCTGTTTCGTCAATGTGCGAAAGCGGCGAAGTTTTTGTACGCATCGTTCGTCAAAAGTTTGGTCGTAGCAAGGTCAACTTTGCCCTTGAAGTTCTTGAGGCCGATCAACTAGACGAGGATTATCAAAGTCCTGCTCGCACGGCTGGGTCTGTATGGCGGATGGGGATTGAAATTGACCGTTTTGGTCGAGCCCTTAATTATGCGTTTTTAAGCCATCACCCTGGGGACACTGCATTTCCAACGCAAGCAAAAGAACGCCGGCACATAATTGTCCCTGCCAAAGATGTTGTCCACTTGTTTGACCGTGCATCTGGTCGCCCTGGTCAGACCCGTGGGGTGCCTTGGCTTGCAAGCGGAATGCAGCGGATGCACCACCTAGATGGATGGGAGCAAGCAAGCGTTGTGCGTGCTCGCGCCAGTTCTGCATTGATGGGATTTATTCAATCGCCAGAAGGTGAGCTTGATCCAGGCGGTGAGGTTTATGACGGTGAGCGTGTTTCAGGGTTTGAGCCTGGGCAGTTCAAGTATTTGCAGCCCGGCGAAACGGTGACGATTCCAGACATGGACTCGCCAACTGGAGAGTACGAACCATTTCTTAGAGCACAGCTAAGAGCCCTGGCCTCTGGGGTTGGGTGCAGTTACGAAACGATTAGTAACGATTATTCACAAAGCAATTACAGCTCATCACGGTTGGCCTTGCTGCAGGATCGCGACAACTGGCGGTCGATTCAGCAATTGATGCGTGAGCAGTTCTATCAGCCGATCTATGACGCTTGGCTGGAGATGGCGGTGCTTAGCGGTGCCTTAAGTCTGCCTACTTACGAAACTGAACCTGAACGATATGAGGCCGTTCGCTGGGTTTTCCGTGGATATTCTTACGTTGATCCGCAAAAAGAAATCAACGCACAAAAGGATGCAGTGCGCAGCGGATTTAAAACTCTTGCTGATTGTGTCGCTGAAAACGGCGGCGATCTCGATGAATTGCTTGTTGCTCGTCAGGCAGAGCTAGCCAAGCTTGATGAGATGAACATCATTACGGACACTGACCCTTCAGCGGTTAATGGTTCTGGCGCTAGCCAGTACAAACCAGTTAATACAGTTGACGCTTTTGGAGACACTCCGCCTCCATCAGGAGCTGATGCTGAAAACGTAGGTGAGGAAGAAAGCGGAGACTATTAGAATCAGAAATATTTCTGATCGAACAATGACCGACGATCTGACAAGCAGGGCAGCGCCTGACGGTTTAAGCGTCGGTGATTTTGTTCAATGGGACAGTTCTGGTGGCACTGCCAAAGGCAAGATTGACAGCATTGAACGCGATGGTTCAATTAATGTGCCTGGCTCTGAGTTCACTATTAATGGTGACGAAGATGATCCTGCAGCGTTAATCACTGTTTATCGCGAAACAGACGAAGGTTTTGAAGCAACAGACGTTAAAGCCGGTCATCGTTTTTCAACGTTGACCAAAATTTCTGCATTGCGTTCTGCTACTTCATTGCTGAAACGGGCTGGGGAAACTCAGTTTGAGGAGCAGGAGGACCGAGTTATGGAGTTTAGCTTTAGCTCTGAATATCCAGTTGAACGCTCTTTTGGTTCAGAGGTCTTAAGCCATGACAAAGACGCCGCAGATTTGAGCAGATTGAACGACGGCGCACCGCTTTTGTTTAATCACGACATGGACCGGCCAATTGGTGTTGTTGAGCGTGCTTATCTTGACGACGACAAAAAGAAAGGCGTAAGCCGTGTTCGCTTTAGCCGCAACTCTTTTGCGCAAGAAATTTTAGCGGACGTTAAAGACGGAATAATGCGCAATATCTCCTTTGGTTATCGGATCAAAGAGATGGAAGAGCGCAACAACGAATTTGTGGCAACTTCGTGGGAGCCCTACGAAATCAGCGTCGTAAGTGTCCCCGCTGATCCAAACATTGGCGTGGGGAGATCTTTGCTTTCAGACACTACAATGGACAAAGAAACAGCCTCTGAGGTTGATTCTGCGGCTCGCGTCGCACCACTCACACAACCCGATTCTGAGAATCAAATGTCCACAGCACCCGATCTCAACGTGGTGCGCGATGAGGCTTCCAAAAAGGCTGCCTCTTCAGAGCGTACCCGCATCAAAAACATCCAAGAGCTTTGCGGCAAGCACGAAATGCGTGACCTTGCTGAGCAGCTGATTGATAACGGCAGCAGCATTGATGTTGCCCGTGCAGCTGTTCTCGAAAAGATTGGCTCCAAGCCTGTTGAAACTGTTGCTCCTGTTGACCTTGGTCAGCAGACCCAAGAGCGTTATCAGCTGATCGATGGCGTCCGCGCTTTGATCACTGGTGATTGGTCATCGCATGGCGCTGGTCTTTGCCGTGAGCTGAGCCAAGAAGTTCAGCGCAGCTCTGGCATTGCTGCCACGAGTGAGCGTTCCTTCTTTGTTCCTTTCTCTGCGCTGTCACAACGCGCCACCTACGTCACTTCTGGCGCAACGACCGGCGGCAACCTTGTTGCGACCGATCTGCTGGCTGATGACTTCATTGAAGCCCTGCGGAATGCTTCACCTGTAGTTGGCCTGGGCGTTCGCACACTGACCGGCTTGGTTGGTGATGTTGCAATCCCTCGCCGCTCTGGTGTTTCCAGCACCTACTACCTGTCTTCTGAGACAACCGCGATCACACAGTCGGAATCTACTTTCGACCAGATCACGATGAGCCCCAAGAACCTTGCGGCTCTTTCCAAGTACAGCCGTCAAACCTTGCTTCAGGGCACACCTGGCATTGAAGAGCTTGTGCGCCGCGATCTGACCGATGGTCTCAACGCTGCTGTTGATGCTGCGATTCTGAACGGTTCCGGTTCTTCCGGTCAGCCAACAGGCATCCGCAACACTTCTGGCATTGGATCCGTTGCGATGGGAACCAACGGTGGTTCATTGACCCTTGAAAAAGTGGTTGATCTAGAAACTGCCATCACAGAGGACAACGCCTTTGGTCCAAACATGGCTTATGTCACCAACGGCAAGGTCGTTGGCGGGCTGAAGAAACTTCGCGCTGGTGGTTCTTCTGCAACTGATGGTGCTTTCCTCTACAACTCGGATCTTTCCGCTATTGGTCGTGGCCCAACGCCTTTGACCCTTAACGGTTATCCCTTGGCAGTAACCAACGCTGTCCCTTCTAACTTGACAAAGGGTTCTGCTTCCAGCGTTTGTTCTTCCTTGGTTGCTGGTGACTTCAGCCAGGCCATGATTGGTTTCTATGGCAACGGCCTGGAAATCACTGTTGGCACCGATGGAGATGACTTCTCCAAGGCGTTGTCATCTGTCCGCGGCATCATTTCATTCGACGTTGCAGTTCGCCAAGCATCGGCATTTGCATCGATCGAAGATATCACCACCGCTTAATGATCACAGGGGCCGGAAACGGCCCCTCTTTTTTTTATGAAAGTCACTTGCACCAAAGCAGTTATGGCAAGCGGCCAAGCCCTTGAGGCTGGCCAAAGCTATGACCTAAGCAACGCCGATGGTGATCTTTTGATCCGCATGGGCAAGGCCGTTAAGGCTTCTGAGGAGGCACCAAAGCCAAAAGCAAAACGCAAACCAAAAGCAAATGCCGCTAGCTGATTTTTTATCAGATGACCTAGGGGTTTTTCTTGATGATCCTTTCGGTGTGTCTGCAACGTCAGGCTTTACAACCGCCAAAGTCTTGTTGGATCAGCCCAGTCAGGTTTTAGCTGGTGACATGGTTTTGCATACCGACTACCAGATCACCGCCAAGGCTTCTGACTTTGGCACCCTTACAGCAGGCACCAGCATCACCGTCGATTCTGTTGCCTACACAGTGCGTGAGACACGCTTGATTGATGACGGGTTGCTTTGTGAAATCTCGCTGCAGAAAACATGACGACACTGCGCGAAAACATTCTTGAAGACATCATGAGCAGCCTGAGCGGCACCACAGGCGTGGGCGCTCGGATCTATCGCAGCCGTGTTGTTCCATTGCAGCGCGGCGAAAGCCCTGCATTAGTTGTTGAGCCTGTAAGTGATACGCCAGAACAGAACACAAGTTTGCCGACCTTGGATTGGTCGCTTGTTGTGCGTGTGTCTGTGATTGTGCGAGGTGAAAAGCCTGATGAAGTTGCCGACCCAATAGTTGAAAGCCTGCACAGCAAAATCATGGCTGATTTAACTCTTGGTGGTTATGCCATTGATGTTCAGCCACAAGGCGTAAGTTTTGAAATGGTTGATGCAGATCAACCAGCAGGTGTAATAGGTTGCGATTATCTAGTTCGTTACCGAACTCGATTAGCTGATCTGACGCAAGGCCCTTAAGATGGAAGATGAAAACTTGGGTCAAGGGGGTGCATACCTTGTTGACCCAAAAACCGGCAAACGAAAGCTCATTGAGCGGACTCAGCCGGCTCAACCTACTAGCCCCAATTTTGAGGTTGTAACCGATGACACTGAGGACGAGTCAACGCCTATTGCTGGCGAAGATTGAAAGTAGCTACGGGTCTGACCCAACAGCTGCAGGCACTGATGCGGTTTTAGTCCGCAACATGGAAATCACTCCGCTGCAAGCTGATGCTGTTGAGCGTGAATTGATCCGTGGCTACATGGGCAACTACGACATTTTGCTTGCCAACCAGCGAGTTGAGATCTCGTTTGAGGTTGAGCTGGCAGGCTCTGGGGCTGCAGGCACAGCACCTAAGTGGGACGCAATTATCCGTTCTTGTGGCAACTCGGCAACAGTGGCGGCTGGCACATCGGTCACTTATGCGCCAATCAGTGCATCATTTGAAAGCTGCACCCTTGAGTATTTTGTCGATGGGGTTCGTCACAAGTTGACTGGCTGCCGTGGCAGCTTTGCAATCACAGGCGAAGTTGGGCAGATCCCTGTGATTAATTTCACGATGACGGGATTGTTTAACGCGCCAACTGACACAGCAAACCCAAGCACGACTTACGCAAACCAGGCCGCGCCGGTCATTTTCAAAAACGGCAACACCACAAGCTTTACCTTGTTTAGCTACGCAGGTGCCTTGCAGTCCTTCAGCTTTGATCAGTCCAATGCGATTGTTTATCGCGAATTGGTTGGTAGCACTAAGGCGGTTGAGATTACTGACCGACGGCCCAATGGCACGATTGTGCTTGAGGCTGAGTTGCTTGCCACGCATAACTTCTTTACTGATGCAACTGGAACTAGCACCGGAACAAACACGTTCCAGCATGGTCAATCGGCTGGCAACATTGTCACCTTTAGCGCCCCACAAACTGACCTAGGTTCACCAACCTATTCAGATTCTGACGGCATCCAGATGTTGAACTTGCCTTACAACGCAACGCCAACAACTGCAGGGAACAATGAGTACAGCATTGTCTGCACTTAATCGTGCGCTAGTCTGACGGCGAATTACCTTTTTTATGGCATTCGTCCTTAAGAAGTCAAATACTTACAAGTGGCCTGTTTCTGTGGATGTTCCTGTTGATGGGGGCAAACACGAACGGGTCACTTTTGATGTTGAGTTTAAAGACTTGACTCAGAGCAGGCTTTTGGAAATTGCGGAGCTAAGCGCAGAGGGCAACCTGACGGATGTTGAGATTGCCCGTGAAGTAATTATGGGCTGGATTGGTATTGAGGACGAGGACGGCAAAGAACTTCCCTACAGCATTACAAAACGAGACGAGCTGTTAGATGTGCCAATGCTGGCTACAGCAATTGCTGGAGCTTATTTGGAGAGCAAACAGGGAGCCAAGAGAAAAAACTAAGCGAGGCCGTTGAGTATCTGTTCAGCGGTCCAAGAGACCAAAGCCAATTAAAGGCAGACGCCAAGGCGTTTGGATTGGTGCTGCCTGAGATAAAAGAAGAGCACTTTGAGGTATGGGAGGAAAATTGGCCCGCTGTCGAGATGTTCTTGCGTTGCCAAACCCAGTGGCGCACCACAATGTCTGGCGTTTGCGGGTTGGACTATACAGCTGTGCAATGGCTGTTTAAACTGTATGAAGTCAAGGATCAGCCAGCCGTGCTAGAGGACTTGCAAATCATGGAATCGGCTGCGATGAAAATTTTGAACAAGGAGAGCAAGTAATATGACTGCCAAGTTTGGGATGCTGATCAGCGCCAAAACGACTGGTGCAAACGATATAAAACGCCTTGGAAACTCCATGCAGGGCGTGCAGGGCAAGGCCAAAAACCTTGGCATGGCGGTCAAAGGCGTTGGCCTTGCTTTTAAAGCAATGTTTGCCGCTGCTGCCATTGGTGGTATTACGGCGTTTGTGAAAAGCTCTATTGATGCGGCCGATGCTCTTGGAAAGCTTGAAGTAAGAACTGGCATTGCTGCTGCAAAATTGCAGTCTTATGTCAACGCCGGCAAGCTTGCAGACGTTTCACAAAAGCAATTGGCTACGGGATTAAAAACGTTGGCCCGTACGCAACTTGAAGCCGCTGATGGTGTGGCCACCTATGCAGACGCTTACAACAAGCTGGGAATAAACGTTAAAAATTCTGACGGCACTATTAAGCAAAGTGATCAGCTGTTGGGCGAAATTGCTGACACGTTTGCAACCCTGCCTGACGGGCCAGAAAAGACCGCTATTGCTTTAGACATTTTTGGCAAGTCTGGCGCTGACATGATTACCATGCTCAACGGCGGCAAAGCAGCACTTGAAGAGTTTAACTATCAATTAAGCGACAGATTTGCTCAAAATGCAGAATATTACAACGATCAAATTACCAAACTTGGGTTTAAATTTGAAGGCTTTAGAATGCAATTAGCAGATGCTTTGCTTCCTGCCTTAAATGCAATAACAGAAGTTTTTGCCGATCTGTTTGCTAGTGGGCAAGATTTTACGCCGTTGTTTAAAGTAATTGAAGGTGGGGTTAGAGGGGTGTCTTCGGTTGTGCTTGGATTAGTGCAATCAATGAAATTTTTTATAAGGGTTATTCGTGATTTAGTTAATATTGCAACATTGGTAGGTCAACGCAAATTTGGAGAAGCGTTTGACGTAGCAAAGACTGGACTGGCTGATACAGGCGCTCAATTTTTTATTGATTTAGAGGCTCAGCGAAAAGTTTTATTTGGCACTTCTGAAGCTCCAGATGGATATGGCAGAAGGACTGGACGGACTTTGCAGACTTTGCCGTCAAATGATGACGAAAAAAGCACAAGTAGTAATAAAAAACAACAAAAACAACAAGTGCAAGCTTCAGACGCATTGCTTGAACTAACAAAACAAATTAATTTAGAAAAAATTAAAGGCAACGAATTTGCTTTGGCAAATTTAGAATATGACAAGGCAATATTAAAAATTCAAGAAGATGGGTTAACAGGCAACAACAAAGAAATTGCTTTGTTAAACGCACAATCAAAACTTAACGAAAACAAATTACAACTTCTTAGCGGATCAGTTGATAAAACAAAAGAGTTAAATAAAGAAACTGAAAAAACTAACGGTCTTTTTGAGTCAATTAAAAGCACTGTTGCAACAGGACTTGCCAACGCCATTGAAGGTTTAATTGATGGCACAAAATCATTAAGTGAATCTTTGTCTGGTGTATTAAGGCAAGTTGCGTCTTTGTTCTTACAAGCTGGAACAAGCTCTTTGTTTGGTTCAATCTTCCCTTCAGCCAACGGCAACGTATTTGCTCAGAACGGCATAGTCCCTTATGCCAAAGGCGGTTATATAGGCCGCCCAACAATGGCGTTAATGGGGGAGGCAGGACCTGAAGCCGTGTTGCCTTTACGGCGTGGAGCTAACGGGAAACTTGGTGTTGAAGCTTCTGGCGGTGGTGTGGGTAACGTAGTGGTGAACGTTGATGCTTCTGGCTCTAACGTGCAAGGAAATCAGGCTGACGGTAAAGCTCTTGGCTCTGCAATTGGTGCAGCCGTACAGGCTGAGCTGATCAAACAAAAACGACCTGGAGGACTTTTGGCAGGCTAATGGCTTTTTTCCCTAACATTGCTCCTGACTATGGGGCGTCAAAAACATCAAAACCTAAAACGCGTATATCTGAATTTGGCTCAGGTTATTCGCAAAGAGCTGTTTTTGGCATTAACCAAGATCCAAAAGTTTGGAGTCTTTCTTGGCAAAACAGATCTGCAACTGATGCCAACACTATTGAAAATTTTTTAGAAGCTCGTAAAGGGGTTGATACCTTTGATTGGTCACCTCCTGATGAAACAAACTCTTACAAATGGATTTGCAGGTCTTGGACCAAAACAATGCCATATTCAAATTTGTTTAATATTACAGCCACATTTGAAGAGGTTTTTGAAGCATGAGCGATAACATCCCTCAGTTTGTTGACGACTTACGGGAAGCAGCACCTGATTATTTTAAGGAGCTGCAAAAGCTTGCACCAACAGCAATCATTGATTTGTTTGAAGTGCGGCTTGCTGAGGGAATTAATGGGGATGGGACTTTTTTTAACAATGGCACTGGTCAGTCACCAAACAGAGTTGTTACTCTTAGATATCACGCTGGGACAAACAGATTAGTTAATAATATTATTTTTAATGGCAAAACATATTCTGCCGTTCCTGTAGAAATGACAGGGCTTGAAACGTCAGGCAAAGGTATTATCGCAAGACCTACGCTAAAAGTGGCCAACGCTAATGGCGCGATTAGTTCGCTGCTTGTTGACCAAGCTATAACCCCGTTAAAGGCACAAGTTGTTCGTATTCGTACGTTTAAGAAATTCTTAGACGCTTCTAATTTTAGTGGTGGCAATGGAGCTGCCGACCCAGCAGCAAAGACGGAAGAGACTTGGTATATCGACAGGGTGGCTAGTGAAAACTTGGAATTTGTGGAGTTTGAGCTGACAGCAAAACTTGATTTAACAAATCTTGAATTGCCGCGACGCCAGGTTACTGAGTTTTGCCCATGGAAGTACAGGGGTGATGAGTGTGGTTATGTAGCTAAAAGGTATTTTCAGGTTGATGACATTGAGATTTCTAAGGATTTAATGCAGTCGTTAGCCACTACCAATGGGCTGACCTTTAATCGGGCTGTGGACAAATTTGACGTGTGTGGCAAACGAATCACTAGCTGCAGGCTTCGATTCCCAGAAAATGAAGGGAAAAACGGTGAGGGCCTTCCATACGGAGGATTTCTTGGAACAAGAGTTCAGGCTTAAAGCAGAAGGCCACGCAATTCTTGAGTATCCGAAAGAATCTTGCGGGTTGCTTGTTGATGGGAAGTATTGCCCTTGTAAAAATGTTGCAGACAGTCCGGAACAAGATTTTATCCTCAATCCTGCTGACTACATGGAAGCGATGTTATCTGGAACGATTGAAGCCGTGGTGCATTCTCACCCGTTAGGCGGGCAAGCTAGTGAGCTGGATCGCAAAAGCTGCAGTCAAACTAAGCTTGTGTGGCACATCTATTCTGTTCCTGAAGGCGAATGGTTAACTATCAATCCTTAACGGGCAAAGAGTTTGTGTATGGAGCGCAGGATTGCTTCACGCTGATCTGCGATTACTACAGGTTGATGGGGGTTTTATTGCCAGATTTTGAGAGGCCAAAGGATCTTGAGACAACGAGCAGCATATTTTTAGAGCAAGCCGAGGCGTATGGGTTTCATGAGATTGATATTGCGGAACGCAGGCCCGGCGACGTATTGATTATGCGGCTAATGACTAGGACGCCAATGCACGCAGCAATTTACGTTGGGGCGGATAAGATCTTGCATCAGCGGTTTAACAGCTTGAGTGCAATAGAGCCTTTTGGGCGGTACTATAGGCAGAGCGTTGCCGCCGTCTATCGCTATGCAACTGGTGATGTTAGCCGGTGAGCTGGGCGAAAAATACGGCACACAACACGAGTATTACGATTTAAGGACGCCAGCAGACGCGATCAAGCTGTTGTGCATCAATTATCCTGGGCTCCAAAAGGATTTAATGACAGCGCACCAGAACGGTGTCGGCTACAAGCTGATCCAATCTGGAGCGGCGATGGGATATGACGAACTGCATTTGCCATTTGGCAGCAAGCCGATGATGCTTGTGCCGGTGATTAGCGGCAGTGGCGGTTCAGCTGGTCCTGGTCAAATTTTGCTTGGGGTTGGACTGGTTGCGGCGTCGTTTTTGCTTCCTGGCGCTGGGATGTTTGGAGCTGGAGCAGGTATTGCCGCGTTTGCTGGCGTATCAGCGTCTGTAGGCACAGCAGTTAGTGCTATTGGAGCAAGTTTGATTCTTGGCGGTGTAGCCAATATGATTTCGCCCCAGCCAGAACTACCAAAACTTGGCAGTCGTCGCATGGACGGCACTAACTCTCGTGGCCCAGGTCCACAAGGCGTAACCCGCGGGGCAAGTGGTCAGCAATCTTATGCGTACACCGGGCCAGCTAATACTGTTGGGAATGGCGTAACAATCCCTGTCGTATATGGTCAAGCGATGGTCGGTGGTCACATGTTGTCAGTAGCTGTTGATGTAACAGATGTTTCCGACCCTCTTGCAACCGCAATCAAAGCGCCAGGGTTAGAAACTATTTTAATCAATGGCAGCCAAGTAGACAGAGTTTTTAATGACGAAAGCGGGGTTAAGACAAAAAGACTTACTAGACGTGAGGCTAAACGCTGGCGAACTAGCAAAAATAATAGGAGACGAGTTATTAGCTCGGATGTAGGGTTTGGCTCTAATCTAAATAAGGATCTTAAAGAAAACGCTGAACAGGAGATTGGGCAAGTTGATACCAAAAACAAGTACGAAGAAGAGTTTGATGTAATTTTTCAAATTGATAAAGGGCTTTATAGCAGGGCTGGAGGTGAAAATTCAACAAAAATTGATGGTTTTATTCAATACCGCATAGAAGTAACACACACGTTAAGCGGTGATGATGCGGTCGTAGCTTTAACTGAATCCACCGTTCAAGGGTATTTAGAGGAGACGGATGATTTTTTCTATGCTCAAAGGCTTGTTTGGAGAAAGATTGAAAGCAATGAGCAGCTAAAATTAAAAATTACTATTATGGACGTTGACACCGACGCGTCTACCCAGTTCCGCGTTCTTGTTTTTGGGTACAAATTATGTTGAGTAATTCATGGCACTAAACTCCGAGTCATCAATTAATTTAATCGACCTTTTGTGTGAAGGTCCAATTGGTGGCATAGTTGGCAACCGTAAAGGCGTTTTTCTTGATGAAACTTCTGCTAATAAAAAAGGCGTTAGTTCGTCTGATTTTGAGTTACGCAGGGGCACAGAAAAGCAAACTCCAATTGAACTTAGTGACAAATTTGCAGACTCTAACACGACCATAATATCTGTCGACACGCAAGTTGGAGAAAATTACAGCGAAACACTTGACGCGAACAACCAAGTAGTAGAAGCAAAATTTGGCAATGGAAGCATTACTCAGACAATTGCTGACACAGAGGTTGACTATGTAAGATTGCTATTTACAATCCCAAAATTATTTTCTACAGCCGTTGAAGGGCTAGCGAGAGGGCAGTTGTTCCCTGCAAAGATACGCATACGTGTTAGGATTACAAGTAAGTCTAAAAAAACTCTTACAATAAACTTTGACGGTCAAGATTACAAAGAAATTGCTGGGATTTCTACTTCAAACTATCAGTATCAAACCCCAAAAATTAAGCTGCGAGGGGAAGGGCCTTGGGTTGTCAAGGTTAGCAAGCTATTGTTTAAAGACTCCATTTCGGGAGACGATTTTGAAGGAGCGTTTGAAATAAGAACTTTTGACTTTGAAGAAACACCTAAAAATACACCCTTAGCGAATGGCAGAGGTGACACGATTATTTGGACATCAATCATTGCTGGCAAAGATGTTAAAACGACTTACAAGCACACAGCTTGCGTGGGCCTAAGCCTTTCAGTTGATCAATTTAACACTGTCCCTTCTCGTGCGTATGAAATAAAAGGCATGAAAGTGCGAATCCCAGAAAATGCAATAGCGGAAAGCAACGGAAGGCTTAGCTATGATTCAAGAAAAGCATTTAATGGCAAATTAAAGTCACGTCACTACACAACATGCCCTGTCTGTTGTTTTTATGATATGGCCACAAATACTCGCTATGGAGCCGGCGATTTTATTTCAAAAGACGAGTTGAGCTGGGTTGACTTGATTGAATTGTCTAAATACTGCAACGAATTAATTACAAACAGCGATGGCACGCAAGAGCCGCGTTTTGCGATCAACACGGTGATTGCGTCACAAGCAGATGCTTTTAGCGTTTTGCAGGACTTGGCAAGCGTTTTTCGGGGGATGGTTTATTGGAAGTCAGACACCATTCAGGTAGCTGGCGATCACGGTGTTTTGGGTGATAAAGAAGCGGCTCTTGATCCGGTGCATCTATTTACCAACTCAAACGTTGTGGGTGGCGGATTCAGCTATAGCGGTTCTTCTTTAAAGACAAGAAGCACTAGGGTGCGTGTTCGTTACAACGACCCAAACAATTTCTACCGTCCTGACTTTGTTGTTATTGAAAACAAAGAGTTAGTCAATAAATACGGTTTTCAGATCCGTGAAATTATTGCGTTTGGCTGCACATCTAAGTCTCAGGCTCAACGAATGGGGAAATGGGTTCTTGCCTCTGAAGAAACAGAAGGCGAGACCGTTACGTTTACTGTTGGCCTTGAAGGCTTGATGGTAATGCCTGGCCAAGTCTTTGCTGTTTCGGACGCAATGCGTCAAGGCGCAAGGTTGGCAGGTCGTATTTCAGCATCAACAACAACATCTGTTACGGCAGATCAAGCCATTATCTTGCCTGCGGGCACCAATCCGCAGTTAAGCTGTGTTTTGGCTGATGGGACGACAGAAACTAAGACAATTAGTAGTGTTGCGGATAATGTCATTAATGTTTCTGCTGCGTTCAGCTCTGCTCCACAAGTGCAAACCGTTTATTCCATTGAGGCTAGTAATGTTAAGCATCAAAAGTTTAGGTGTCTTGCAATTGGCGAGGGAGAGGATGGAACGTATTCAATCACAGGCGTTCAGCATGTAGACGGTATTTACAACGTTGTCGAAAGCGAAAATGCGTTATTGCAATTTGCAGATATTACTTTATTTGATGAAGCACCTTCAGCACCTGTTGACCTAGTTTTTACTGCTGCTGAGGTCGTAAAAGACCGCAATACAACAATTCGTTTGACGGCGTCTTGGAGCCGGGGCAGCTCAATCACTTCTGTTTCCTTTTTTGTAAAATATAAAATTGGAGATGGTAATTTCGTAGAAGCAACCACAACTAACACAAGCTTTGACGTTGAAAATGTCCCGGTGGGAACCTTGGTTACTTTTAAAGTCAGAGGAGTTGGCCCAGCGCCACGCAATAAAAGATCAGCATTTGCAACAACACAAATAAAAGTTCCTCGCCCAAAACGAAAATGTCCAAACCCAAAGAATGTGACAATTGACGCAGATGGCAAAGGCAAAGCGACCTTGCGCTGGCAGATTGACTTTACAGGAGTCGAATAATGACAAATCTTCAGAATCAACCTATAAACAAAAACAGCACAGAGGGATTGCGGTCAATTATCCGTCACAGCTCAGACACGAGTGAAAACGCAACTTGGTCAAATACGACATTATTACGTGTTGGATTGGCTAGTACAACGTCTCAAATTTTGCCGCAAATAGATGGCACTTATTTTATTAAATTTGAAACAACTGCTGGAGACAGAAGCCTCCTTGCAGGAAGAGTTGCACTTGTTGTCCCTGACTCAATACCTGCTTTTAACTTTGAAACCATTCGGGAAGACGTTCCAGCGCCGGGACTTCATCCGTTTTTAGGGCAAGGCTTTGGCGCTTATTATGACAGCGAATACGATGGTTTAGTCCTTGACGGCAACGCCAGAATTGATGAAATTTCTGGAACGTTTGACGACTTAACGTCAGTTGATTTTATTGGCACTCGTGGAATTTTCGGCGTTTATTATTTTCAAAAAATACTTGATTTAGGCGACTCATATAGCGCTACGTTAAAACGTGTCTTAACTAATCGTGGCCTCTATCCTCTTGACACGATAGATAATCGCACGGCCCTTATTGACACCTGGACTGATATTGACGGCGACGAAATTGACGACACTACTGCAGACATTTATTTTCGCACCACAAATCAAGCAACAGAAGACACGTATTTCTTGACAGAAGACGGCGATCATTTGCTGTTTGGCGATACGGTTTTGCCTGACCAGAATCTTTTCACACAGGCTGGCGATCAGTTAATTACGCAAGGCGGAGATATTATTCAGACAAACCAAACAACATCTGGATTTGTTAAAACACTTAAGGCTCAAGACGACAATACGTTGATTACGCAAAGCGGTGACACCTTGATTGCAAATGATGTGACAAGTCCCGTTGCGGCTGGCGACGATAAAATTATTTATGAATCGAATTTAGTTTTTGGCGATTGGATTCCACTGGAAAACGGTGAAGCTTCTGGTAGGCAATTTCAATTTAAAGTAGAGCTTAACGCTCTCCACCCTGATCAAACACCAATTGTAGATAAATTAGGTGCACTTATTCAAATGGAACGGAGAGTAGAAAGCAGCAACGTATTGACCAGCGAGACTACTCAATCCCTTCAGGTCAACTTTTTAAATCCGTTTTATGTAGACAATGACACAAAAGTTGTCGTTGCAATTACTGCGTATGATTTAGAAACAACTGATAAATTTAGGATTACAGAGCCAACATCAACAGGGTTTGCCATTGTGTTTAGTGATGCAAGCAATCAACGTATCCGTAGGCGATTTCAGTACACTGCGATAGGATATGGAACAAAGCAGTCTTGACTTAATTCCTCATGGCTCAGGCCGATGGTAGTTGCGCTAACGCTAGCGGTTCAGCATTTAGAGCCGATCTAAACACCCAGCTTGCGGCTGTCTTTACAAACCACAGTGGGGCGACTGCGCCATCTACGACTTTTGCGTATCAATTCTGGGTAGACGAGTCAACAGATGAGTTAAAAATTCGGAACTCGTCTAACAATGCTTGGGTCACGTTGCGATCAGTGGCAACGGGCGGGATTACGTTTGAAGCGGGCAGCATAACAAATCCATCGCTGACCTTTGGCAGTGACGGCCCAGACTATGGTTTTTACCGTTATGGCATTGGTCAAGTTGCTTACGTCACTCAATTAAGCGGTGCCGATCATACGCTTTTTACTCTTGGTAAAGATGCTGGTGACGGTCCATCTTTGTACTGGAATGAGCAAGTTACCGGTACTAGTACTGCTGACAACGCCGCAAATACAAGCACTCTTGAAGGCTTACAACTTCAACGAAGAGGAAGAATAAATATTGCGTTTAATGGTGGCCCTGGCTTAAAGATTAACAGGCTTGGTTCTGGAGGAACAGAACTTGGCTCTGCCATTCAGATTCATTCCAACGGTGCGCAAGCCGGTCGGATTGGCATTGTCACCTCGTCAACTGTCGCTTTAATTGATAGTTCTGACCGTCGTTTAAAGGACAATATTACTGACATGCCGGAGGCTAAATCTCGAATCAATCAGATTCAGATGCACCGTTTTCGCATGATCAAGTCAGGTAATTACGAGGAAGGCTTTATTGCACAAGAACTCAAGACGGTTGTGCCTGATGCCGTTATGGGGTCTGAGACTGATATTGACGATGAAGGAAATGTTGAATATATGGGAGTTGGTAAAAGCGAATTAGTTCCGTTGCTGATGAAGGGATTGCAAGAAGCTTATGCAGAAATCACTGCACTAACTGCTCGCGTTGCAACCCTGGAGGCAGGCTGATGGCTGATCGCAAAATATCCCAGCTCACCGAATTAACTGCACCAGCAGCAGATGATGTATTCCCTGTTGTTGATGTTGATGCGGCATTAAGTGCTGATCGCAATAAAAAAATCACTTACAAGACGTTATTTAATGCGTTAAACGATGGGACAGCATCAGCCCCAACCGTCAGTTTTTTAAGCGGTTCAAACACTACTGGGCTTTTTTATGCAGGTACAAACGAGCTAGGTTTTACTGCCGCTGGAACGTATGTTGCCAAGGTCACAACAGCAGGCTTTCAGCTAGGCACTGGGACGGCAGCAGCGCAATTGCATTTGTTTAGCAATGACACAACTGATCAGGTCATCATTGAAAATAATGATGCCGGTGGGGACACTGCTCCTGATTTGGTGTTGTATCGCAACAGCGCAACGGCTGTAAATGATGACAGCCTTGGCAATATTGTTTTCCGTGGTAAGTGCAATATTAATGTTGAACATGACTACGCTGGCATCCTTGCAGACATTAAAGACAACACGCATGGTTCAACTGATGGCAGGTTGAATCTGCAAACTGCTGTTGCTGGAACGGTTGCGACTCGTCTTCGTATTGATGGCGAAAACGTTGGCATTAAGGAAACCGCTCCACAACATCCTTTGCATATCACGGAATCTGTTGCCAATACAGCGTTATTTCTTGAGTCAAAGGAAGTTGTTGCTATTAGTGCGGCTGATGTGGTGTTGTATCACCATCGCAACGGTGCTGCTGGTGTTGCCGCTGATGCTCTTAGCTCTGTAGTTTTCCAGGGCAATGATGATGCTGCAACGCCTAACACTCTGAATTATGCAGTTATTGAGGCGTCAATTGTTGATCCGACCGATACAGAGGAAGACGGCAAGCTTGATTTTCAGGTCCAGGTTGCTGGAACGTTGACGAGTGCTGCAGCAATTACGGCTGCAAATGTAACGCTTGGCGTGCGACCTGTATTGCCAACGCATACACCAGCTTCAGCTACAGCAACGGGTGTGGCGGGTGAGATTGCATGGGACGCCAATTATGTCTACGTTTGCACTGCGACTAACACTTGGAAACGAGTTGCAATCAGCACTTGGACCTAATTGCTGGTTGACGTAGAATCTCTGTATTGATCGGATCTCATGGCCAACGTCAAGATCACAGAGCTAGCAGCTCTAACAACAACCGATGACGCAACAGACGTCATTGCAGTTGTTGACGTTTCGGCTGATGCGACAAAGAAGATTTCAGTTGCGAACCTAGTAACTGCACAGGCGAGAACTTATACGGCAGCACAGCGCGGCGAGATTACAACGTTGACCGATGGGGCCAATGTGAGCGTCGATTTATCAGCAAGTAACAACTACTCGTTAACGCTTGCCGGAAACCGAACTTTAGATAATCCAAGCAATATTGTTGCTGGACAAAGCGGATCAATCTTTATTGTTCAGGACGGTACGGGCAGTCGCACTTTGGCTTATGGCAGCTATTACGACTTTGCTGGTGGCACCGCACCAACCTTGAGTACAGCTGCAGCGGCTGTAGATCGGATTGATTATCTGGTTCGTAGCGCGACATCAATTCATTGTGTATTCACCGCTAATTACTCATGAGCGTCATTGGTTCTAACGTTCTTGCTGGCGCTAGTGGTCAGTCTGCTGGTGGTGGTAGTGGCTACCAGATTGAACGTAGTCTTAGGTTTAACTCAGGAGATTCTGCGTATTTAAATAGAACACCAAATTCTGCAGGTAATTCAAAAACCTGGACCTTATCTTTTTGGGTTAAACGAACTGGATTTAGTGCAGCTAATTGTTTGTTTATGTCATACAATGGGTCATCTATTGCCGAAGAAAATTACGCCACGCTTGAGTTTTCAACTGATGAAAGTTTCAGGGTAGGATATGCGTATGCTTCATACAAAAAAACCACAAGAGTTTTTAGAGACCCATCTGCTTGGTATCACATAGTAGTCGTAATAGACACAACAAATTCTACTGCAGGCGATAGGGTACAGATATATGTAAATGGCACAAAAGAAACCTCATTTAGCGCGACACACGATCCCGACCTTAATCAAGAGCTAGCCTGGAACAAGGCATCTTTTATCCACAGACTAGGCTCAGAGTACAATCAACAGTATTGCAATATTTACCTAGCCGACGTACATTTCATCGATGGTCAAGCATTAGCGCCAACAGATTTTGGTGAGACTAACACCGACAACCTGTGGGTGCCCATTGCATACGCTGGAACATATGGAACAAATGGTTTCCACCTAGACTTTGCGGACAACAGTTCAAACGCTGCGCTTGGTACGGACACAAGTGGAGTCAGCCCCGCCAATAACTGGACTGTTAATAATTTAAGTGCTGCAGGCTCTGCTTGGAATCAAAGTCAGACGTGGAGTAACGGAAAAGATGGTGATCGAGCTAGTTACCCCGTTACAAATGTGTTTGATGCTTCCTTGTCAACACTTGGGTATGGCGATACTAATCAATTAATTACTGTAACCTTGCCGGGTGGTTCTATTGCAATGACAAGTCTAAGAGTTAAGGCTGACAGAGCAGGAGCCGCTACCGGTAAATTTTATGTTAACGGCAATGATTATACTTCTCAAATCGCCTACGGTACCAATTGGAATACAATTACTGGCGAAACATCAATTACAAGTATTGGTTATGCCTCTGACACTGGTAGTAACTATGTCGGTTTATATGCTGTAGAAGTCAACGGAATCCAGCTTGTTGACTCCGGCATTTCTGATCCGCTGGCTGCAGGCATCGACTCCCTAGTTGACTCCCCAATTAACGGCGATCCAGCAGACGATACCGGATTGGGCGGAGAATTAGCGGGCAATTATGCGACGTTAAACCCTTTAGATCGGCAAGCGTCTAATGGCACCCTTTCTAATGGAAATTTAGACCTTACAAGTACCGGCGCGAATTGGGCCATGTATCGAAGCACAATGTTTGTGTCTTCTGGTAAATGGTATTGGGAATGCACTCTTGGAAACAATCAGTATTCAACTCCTGGCATTTGCACTGATGTTTATCAAATGGCAAGTTCTAGCGGTAACTGGGTGAATGGAAGCACTGAAATGTATGGTTTATACATGTATAACGGGAAAAAATACAATGGCGATGCAGGTGTAGCTTATGCAACTGCAGACACGACAGCAGCAGGTTCTGTTATTGGACTTGCTTTAGATCTGGATAATGGCACGCTTACATTTTACAAAGATGGAACAAGTTTAGGGACAGCTTATTCTGGGCTTACCGGCAAAAATATAAGCCCGACTCACTGGGTTTATCAGCACAGCGGGATCGGCAATGCAGATGTTTACAACTTCGGCCAACGTGCCTTCGCGTATCCTCTCAGTGGCTACAAGAGTTTAAATACCGCAAACTTACCTGAGCCAACGATTGCGGATGGCAGTAAGTATTTTGATACGAAATTATATTCTGGTACGAGCTCATCACAAGCCTTGACTATGGCTAATTCTGAGCTATCACCAGATTTTGTGTGGATAAAAAATAGAAATTCGACATACGATCATGCTCTAACTGATGTTGTAAGAGGCGCAGGCAAAGTTCTTTTTAGTAGCGGTACTTACGCAGAAACTACTTATGCAACTTCATTAACATCATTTGATAGTAATGGTTTTACATTAGGAAGTGATGCGTTTGTTAATGGTTCATCTAATCAATTTGCCGCCTGGGCCTGGAACGCCGGAACATCGACGGTAACTAACAACGACGGCAGCATTGCTTCACAAGTAAGAGCCAACCCAAGTGCTGGGTTC